AACCACCTTCGGGTGGTTTTTTAATGCCTGAAAAAAGGTGAACCATGTTTAAAAGCAAAAAGATTAAAGATCACAAAACAGTTGATCGATCCGAAATCTACACCACTGGTCAGCTAGGTCGTACGCGCGAAACAACTCCTGAAGGTTATTTACTTTGTCGAGATGTACCAATCGCACGTATTGGAACATTGATGTATGCGGATGGTGAAGGGATTCCAGTTACTCCAGATAACACAGGTTTAATCCTTATTTATCGTGGAGAGGATGTTTTATTTGATCCTATAACCATCGCAAGCACAGAAGGTAAACCAATTACAGATAATCATCCCCAAGATTGGGTGACACCTGATAACTGGTCAATTTTAGCAAAGGGCGTGGCAAAAGATATTCGCCGTGGTGTGGGTAGTGAGTCAGATTTTTTAATCGCTGACTTATTAATTATGGATAAAAAAACCATTCAAGCTGTTTTGGATGGAAAAGTAGAAATTTCTCTTGGTTACGATGCTGACTACACAGAAACCAGCAAGGGCAAAGGGTTACAGAGCAATATTCGGGTAAACCATATTGCATTGGTTGAAAAAGGGCGTTGCGGTTCCCGCTGCTCAATAGGAGATAGTTTTATGTCTACTAAGACAAAAAAAGAACCTTGGTATAAAGAATTACTTGGTATTAAACGTACTGTGGACCAAGCAATCGAAGCCGCTGAAAAAACTTCTGATTCAGATGATGACGATGACAAAACACAAGATGATGATGAAGATGATGACGGCAAAACTAAAGATGCTGTTGTAAATCGTCAAATTCTTAAAATGCTCAAAACCATGGATTCACGTTTATCTCGTTTGGAAAAGAAAAAAACGAAGGATTCTGATGATCCAGATAAGAAGACTGAAGATGATGATCCGGAAAATAAAACAAAGGATGATGGTGATCTAACCGAGCCAGAAGGTGCGGAAAAACTTTCGAATGCTGGTGTTCAGACATATACAGGTGACTCTTTAAAAGAAGTCCTCTCACGTGCTGAAATCCTTTCACCAGGTTATCGCATGCCGACATTTGATAGTGTGAACAATGGCAAAGCTGTTCTAAACACAAAGCGTGCAGTACTTAAAACTGCATATGCTACGCAAGACGGTCAAAAGGCAATTGCTCCCTTCGTTGGTCCAAATCCTGACTTTGATAAGTTGCCAATTTACACGATCGATGCTGCATTCGCTGGAGCATCTGAGCTCATCAAACAACAGAACAATGCTAAAGGTGTTCGTTCTGGTATCTCAACACGTGATTTTGGTCGAGCAGCTCCAACACCTGCCGAAATTAACCAACGCAACCGTGAATTCTGGAACAAGCAAGGATAAGAATTATGTCTAATGCAATTTTATTTCGCATGCCGAGTGGTATCCCTGGCGATGTCTCTCGTAAAAGTCAATCTACTATTGAGTCGCATCCAATCGGTGGCCAATTCTCTACTTTTGGGCTTTTCGGCAAGATCAGTAAAGTAAATGGAAAGTTCGTCCCTTTAGAAGCTGCTGACACAGTAGCCGATATTTACGGCTTATTTGTTCGTGCCTATCCAACACAAACAGCACAGAACGAGCTAGGCAAAGCAACACCGCAGTCTAATGGCATTCAAGATGTTTTGCGCCGTGGTTATATGACCGTTAAATGTAATGCGGGTACAGCTAAAAAAACGGGTGCCGTTTATGTGCGTATTGCTGGTGGTACTGAAGCAAAACCAGTTGGTGGCATTGAAGCAGCAGCAGATGGTGGGAATAGTATCGTATTGCCTAGTGCCTACTTTATGCATGATGCCGATGCTCAGGGCAACGTAGAAATTTCATTCAACATTTAAATAATTATTGAATAGCACAGCCACCGATTAGGTGGTTTTTTTGTGCTTGGAGAAAAGACAATATGAGCAAGCTATTAGTTGCAAACACTATTGCACAAGCTGTGGCCATGGGGACAGCAATACCTGTACGAGCGCGTACACGTGACCAAATGATGACGTTTGATTCTCAGACTATGGATAGCACTGGCGCTTTCTTAGTGGGCGAATTGGAACGTTTAGACCAAACCATGCATGAGCCATTAGCTGATGTAACTTGGTCTCGAGATATTGATCTACGTTCTGACGTATCGATTGCTGATGAGATTTCAAGTTTCTCAAATGCTACTTTTGCCGCTGCTGGTGGCGCATCTCCTCAAGGTAAGTCTTGGGTAGGTAAAAATGCAGATGCAATCCAAGGTATCGCATTAGATATTGGTAAAACGGCACTGCCTTTAACTCTATGGGCTAACCAGATTGGCTGGACCATTCCAGAGTTAGAATCTGCCCGCCAAGTTGGTCGGCCTGTAGATGCCCTTAAGCATAGTGGCTTAATCCTTAAGCACAACATGGATACCGATGAGCAAGTCTATATCGGCGATGATGTAATTGGTGTAAAAGGTCTTTTGAACTCTGACAAAGTCGGAGCAACCAACGTTAATAAGAGCTGGAAGCTTGCAACTGCTGATGAAATTTTGGCAGATGTAAACATGATCTTATATAACTCTTGGATGGCTTCAGCATTCGCCGTATGTCCATCAAAGTTGTTATTACCGCCTGAGCAATTTAGTTCAATCGTGACACGTAAAGTGTCTGATGCAGGTAATATCTCGATTCTTGAATATATCAAGGTCAACTGTATTTCTAATGCCAAAAACGGCAAACCTTTAGATATTCAGCCATCTAAATGGTGTACTGGTCGTGGTACCGCTGGTACTGACCGCATGATGTGCTACACACAAAGTGAAAACCGTGTTCGCTTCCCAATGGTTCCATTACAACGCACACCAGTGGAATATCGTGATTTACGTCAATTAACTACCTATTACGGTCGCTTGGGTGCGGTGGAATGGGTTTACCCAGAAACAGCGTTTTATGCCGATGGTCTATAAGGGGAATTAGGACATGAGTAAACAAGTACAAATTCTTCTCTCTCGACCATTAACAGTGAACCTTGGAACCGATGAACATGGACAACCTATATCGGTGAAGTTGTTACCTGGTTTACAGCATGTAGAGCCTGAAATTGCAGAAAACTGGTTTGTAAAAGCTCACTGCCAAGAGATTTCATCTAATGACATCCAGACAGGTGAGCTTCAGAAGCAACTAGATGAAGCAAATGAAGCGTTAAAAGCCCTGCAAACGCAATCAGATGAAGCTACCAAGAAAATTGGGCAACTTGAAGATGATTTAAAAGAGCGAGACAAAGAAATCGCAAACTTAAAAATTCAGTTGGATAAAGCCCTTCAAACGCCGGCACCTGATACACCAAAGGGCAAAGAAAAAGACTCACCTAAGGAAACCTAACATATGATCAGTGAATCCTCTTTTCGTGAAGAAATGCCGGCTTTTGCTGATACTACGCAATATCCGACATTTCAGTTTAATTTCTATTTAAACCTTGGGAAAAAATTACTTCGTGAGGAACGTTGGGAGGATTTGCTTGATTATGGATTGAGCTTATTCATTGCTCATTATCTTACGCTTTACAGACGCACAATGAATGCTGCAAGCATTGGTGGTGATGCTGGAAAGATCGTAGGTAATGAGACTTCTAAAGCAGTGGATAGTGTTTCTAAGTCTATGGATGTTTCAGGCGTTCTTATTGCTGAAGCTGGACACTGGAACCAAACAACATTCGGTGTTCAGTTTTATCAGTTAATGATGATGGCAGGCGCGGGAGGCATCCAGCTATGAGCAGTGGTGTTAAATCTAGCGGCATAGGCCTAGCTGATATTTTCCAAACGATGGCTGAATTATCGCAAATGGATGTTTTAGTGGGAATCCCACATGGTGAGGCCAGAACTGATGGTGACGGCCTAACCAATGCGCAAATTGGTTACCTTCAGGAAACCGGTTCACCTTCTCAAAACATACCTGAGCGGCCTTTTCTTGTGCCAGGTGTTGAAGAAGTTCAAGAGCCAGTCGGCGATAAACTTGTTCAAGCGGTCGATGCTGGCATGACTGGTAACCGTCAAAAAATGATGAAGTTACTCGAATCCGCTGGAATGATTGCTATGAACTCGGTTCGTGCTTATTTCGTCAATGGTGAGTTTGCACCGTTATCTTTGGCCACAATCCGAGCACGTGCACGCCGTGGGCGTAAAGGTGCTAAGAAGTATCTTAAGCAGCTTGAATCTGGACCAGCCGAAGCTGGTCTAGTTCGGCCGTTAATCGATACAGGTGAGCTTAGAAAGTCGGTTACTTATGTGATCATGAAAAAGGATCAGGAGATTAAACGTGCCTCAACTTGATGTCTCAGATGTTCTCTTAGATCCTGACTTTATGTACACAGGCATTATTTGCAAGCGTACAGAAGTCATCGTGGGGAATAACGGCCGATCGCAAGAGACGACCACCTCAACACCTTTTAACGGGGTTGTTACTACAAACAATGGCCTTAACATGGACCG